CTGGTTCCTGACCTCAAAAAGCGACAGCGTTTTAGCGCAACACCTTGGCGTAATCAGTGACCGGGAATGAAGTTGCGGCGCTGGTCGGCACGGGATTGTGTGTTTTGATGATCGCTGGATTTGTTTTCTATTTGTGGAAAGCCGGGGGTGAGGCGCGTTAGTGCGTCCCTTGATTTAACGTGGCCTGTACATTGGTGGCATCTGAAGCGCTGTCACACAGGAGTACACCATGACAGAAAATTCCCTCGAAGCAGGCGAGCGTGCAGCAGCTGCTGTAGCCAAAACAGAGAACCGCGTATCACTTGAAAGCATGATGGCCAAAATCGTCGATGTAGAGTTTTCTCGATCTGCACTATGTCCTGAGTTGACGATTGCTGTTGTTAAACTGGCCAATGGGTTCTCACTGGTTGGTAAGTCGGCTTGTGCTGATCCGGCGAACTACAACAAAGAACTTGGCGAGAAGTTTGCTAAAGAGGATGCGCTTCGGCAGATGTGGCCACTTGAAGGGTACGCACTGCGTGAACGACTAGCTGGATAGTCGTGCAATAGTCATATTGATTTAGAGCCCGCTGCCTTTCGGTGGCGGGTTTTTTAGTGCGTACACTGCGGCGAGGTGTGATGTAGCTTTGGGTCAGACTTGAACCCGGAGTTTTTTTATGTCCGCACTTTCAGAAGAACTTGCAGCAACCGGCGCGACCGATTGGGTGGCTTTGCCGAATGGTCCGAGAACGACGCGGCTTTATGGGACGTGGGCTGGATCTGCGCAGCTGGAAGTGAAGGGCTCGAATGATGCTGAAGCTGATGCTTCGCCTGTCGGGGATGCGGTCACAGCCAACGGGGCGTGGAAGATCGATGTCTCGCAGTTTGATGATGTGGTCTATCGCTGGACCTTCACCCGAACGTCCGGCACGTTGAAGGTCGCGATTGGGTAGATGTCACTGCGCACCGATATTTTGCAGCCAATCCGTGCGCCCTTGGTGGCAAGCCTGAAGGGGATTGTGGCGTCCGGCGCGGATAATCTGCTGCGATGGTCAGAGGATTTTAGCCAATCTGAGTGGGCGACGAATGCGACCATGACGCCAAGCGCGGACGAACTGGTGGCGTCGGATGTGCTGAATGCTGAAGTGCGGCAGGACGTTACCAGGCCGACGAATGGTGAAACGCTGACATTCTCGGTGGAGTTGAAGACCAATAATGGGTCTGCGGACTGGGATCTGCTGATCGCGGAATATAACGGTAGCACCTACCTGTCTGGCACAGGGCAGGATATCAGCGGTTTAAGCGGGAGCTATCAGCGAATTGCAGTTACGCGTACCGGAGTTGAGGCCACAGGCGATCGGTGGCGGGTGAGAATACGCCGGACCAATGCGGCCGGTGCTGCTGATGGTGATGCGCTTGGCGCCCGAAAAGCGCAGCTGGAAGTCGGTGCTTCATTCACGTCTTATAGCAAAACAGAATAGCGCGTTTGTGAGTGCGTTTAAGCCGGTTGGCATGTCCTGCAATCTTTCGGGAGTTCAATTCAGAACTGCCCGGTTGATTGAGAAGGAAAACCCACATGGAAGACCAAACAGAAATTAAGACTGACACGCCTGTCATTGATGCCACTGGCGATACGGATATTCCGGTAGATGATGGCGAATATGATGTTGCTGCTGCCAAAGAGTCATTTGGCAAGCTCTACGCAAATGCTGGCGAACCAGATCCAAACGTCACTCCTGCAGGTCCGGCCGCAACAAGCTTTGCTGATGCGGTTGCATCATTTGGTGGTTTGGACGTGAAGGCTCCGGTTGAAGCATTGCCGGATGAGCCTGCTGAAACTGTCGAAGAAGAAGCTGACCGCACATGGAAGCCAGGTCGGCTTTTGGATGACGGAAAGATCCTAGTGTACTCTGATCGCGGAAATGATTTTGTAGTTACGACGACTGAAGGTGAAAACCTATCTGCTAAAGACGTTGCCGAATTTGAAATTGATTTTGATATGCCGATCGTCATCAAAAGTCGCGAAACAGGGCTGAAGCTGTTTGAAGTCGACAGTGAGTTTAACCTGGTCGCGCTCGAGCCCGCCGATGTGCCCGTGCCTGAAACTGATCCAGACTTTGCAGAGATCGATGTTGAAGCAGAGGTAGCTAAGGAAGATATTTCCGCTTCGCTCGAAGACGACGCTATCCCGGTAGCTGACGACGAAGACACACCAGAGACTGAAACGCTGCAGACCGCTGAAACAACTGGCCACGACTTCAATGCGCTGATGTTCCGCACCGCGGCGCTGAATGCGGCAGCTTCAGTCTGCCAAGGTACGGGCGCGTCATCTTATGAGATCACAGCCAAAGCAGAAGATCTGATGGTCTGGCTTCAAGGTGACGCGAGCTCGGCGGACTTCGAAGAACCACGCGATTAAAACCTCCCCTGCGCATTGACGCATGGTGCGCAGATTACTGGCCGGGGGTGTGAAGCCCTCGGCATTTTTTTGGAGATAAATATGGCTGACAATGTTCGTCAAATGCCCGGCATTAGCCCCAGCATCAAAATGCGGGGCAGCATCCCTAACGCGGCCCTGATTGAACGATTAGAGATCATGCTCGATGAGGCAAAGGCGGGTGATCTTCAGTCGATAATTTATTCGTGCCTCTATGCGGATGACGCGACAGCTGGAAGCTGGGTCACGGCCGGCAACATCAAAGATGCCATGACACTGCTCGGCCGCACGGTTGTGATCAATCAAGAATTTAGCACGATGATCCAAGACGTTCTGGGCCAATAGCGATGCAAGCAAGAACGATCCATTTCAGGGGCAATGAAGACCACCCGCACGGCTCGCCAACGCTGCAGCGTTTTGTCGAAGACGAACACTGGGACGTTCAGCTGATCGAAGGACCGGTGGAGTCTGGCAAGACCACGGGCGTGATTGGCAAGCTCTACAAACTGATGTGCGAAATGCCGCGATCGCGGGATGGCAAGCGCCGCTCTCGCATCCTCGTGGTTCGCCCGACATATGGTGAGCTCTTAAACACAGTGGTCAAAGATTTTGTCGGTACGGATGAGCAGCCCGGTTGGTTTCCTGAAAAGGTCTATGGCAAGCTGACCCTGAAAGAGCCGATCACGTATGAAATGCGGTTCCTTGATGTGGTTTGCGAGGTCGTGTTCCACGCCTTTATGGACGCCTCTGAGCAAGTGCTTCGGAAGCTGCGTTCAACCCAGTTCACCGCCTGCTGGTACAATGAGGGCCAATATGCGCCGCTGCGTCTGTTTACAGAAATGATTGACCGGACAGGGCGCTACCCCTCGAAGGAAATGTGCCCCAATTATGATCGTCGCAAGCGGGCCTTTCTCGACAATAACGCGCCCTCAAAGCATGACCACTGGATCAGGCTGATGCGGGGCGACGTGCCTATCCCAGCTGACCTGCCCGAATCAATCAAGATGCAGTTTAAGCCGCCTGCAAACTGGAAGTTCTATAAGCAGCCGCCTGCGGTGCTTGAGGTTAAAGATCCGGTAACAGGAGAGCTCGGCGTCGAGAACCCGCGTACGGGTGTGGTAGAACTGTATCGCCTCAATCCAGATGCTGAAAATCTGCAATGGATGGGCGCTAATCCATACCTGCCGGCACTTGCCGGTAAGCCGCGTGACCAGATTGACCGAGATTTTAGAAACGTCTCACGGCCGGCGCGTTCAGGCACGCCGCGCTATCCAATGTTCGATCGGGCCATCCATGTTTCGAAAGTCCCGCTGCAGCCCTATGAAAGCAGACCGATTATTCTCGGCATGGACTTTGGACTGACGCCGGGTGTGGTGTTTGAGCAGGTCATCGATCGGCGCTGGTACACATTCCGCGAGCATGTCGCAGACAATGAGGGGGCAGAGGAACTGGCCCAATCAATCTTGCGCGTCTTGAACCAATACTTTCCATTCTTCCGCGAAACCGGCATCACCGCTTATGGTGATCCGCAAGGGGGATGGCGTCACGGCAATAGCTCGTCTGCCCAGAACACCTCGTTTGCAATTTTGAAAGCGTCCGGCATTCCGGTGACAGCG